AGATGCTTCAACTGGTCGCGCTTCTTGTCCATATGCACCACGATGACGTTATCAACCAAATCCACGAGCGTAGACGAGCCTTTAACCTCATACTTGGTAGCGGGTTTATGTTCATTGCCGGATTGGGGTTTGCGGATATGAGCCACGAGGTGGATATGACAATCCAAGTGCTTTGCAGCCCATGCCAGACGGTTAATAAACTCCGTCTCGCCCTGTCTGTCCTCGACTGAGATACCTGCCTTCGCGAGTGAGTCAATCACAATATGATTGCAGCCTAGATGCTTGGCTGCGTAGTGGACAAAGCCCAAGATTTTCTCGGTCTTCACACTGTCCAATTGGTCGTAAATCAAAATATTCGAATCAGCCCAATTACTGAACGACCGAATGAAGGCTTCCGTAGGACTGCCACCAGTAGATGACCCCGCAGCTTGTAAGCACATGCGCCACAGGGTTTCCGTTGGCTTCATCTCGAGGGAGGCAATTGCTACCTTGCGGTTATCCTTAGCCCACCACAATGCCGCCATGCCAAGGCACATGCTCTTGCGGTGTCCGTTCTGCCCTGCCCACACCGAAACCTCGCCAGGGCGAAAGCGAACCTCCTCCCATGTTTTAGACCACGGGAGTTTATCCCCGTAGACCTGAACGCCGTTGGAGCGTTCTACTAGGTCATCTGCCCACCGTCCTGCGGAATGTATCTCTTGAGCTTCTAACTCTCCCACGAGTGAGACGTAATCATTAAAATCTACGTTAGGTGGAATATTCACTTCACCACCTCCCACGAATCAGGTTCGGCCTTGTCCTTATCTCTCTTTGCCCACGAGTAGGCGAGTGAAATCCAATTCGCGATAGGTTGACCGCTTGGCAACGTCCACCCTCGCGCATCGTAGTAGTTAAAAAAGTCCTCCGGGTCTACCCTGATACCCTTCGACTTGATCGTATTTACTACTTGGGGAAGGGTCGGATTTTTGCCGACCTTCTCCGTAATATTATTATTATTATTATATATATTCTTCTTTGTGCCACTTTCTGTGTCACGGGTCTGCCACAAATCGCTTGGAAGCAGCGTGATTACTGAGAATCGCTGTGTCGCTTCGCTGCCAATTAGCTGCCACTTTTTCAGCCTCCGAATTGACCTTCTCAGGACGGCATCAGATACCCCGATTCGCTTCGCGTAGGACGTTCGGCCGAATATCACTTGGCCTCGTTTTAGGGTGATTCTCTTGCCGTCTATCACCGCGTCCTGCTCTTGGTAGGCCGCATTAATGAGCAGATGAACAAACAGCGCCAGACTCTCAGGGTCGCCGCCTAGGGGATGCTCGCGGATTGCTCGCGGCAGCTTCACAAAGCTCATAATCCACCCCCTGAGAATTTACGCCGCAGCACTAGCGCCTTGTCCTCTTCGCTTAACCTGCCCCCCTCGCGTTGGACTGTTAGCAGGTATTCGACCATCATATCGTGCCGAGCCTCCCTCTCCCGGCGATCTGCCACGGGTTCATAAAGGCCGTCATCTGGCATCAGCGCCCCCCAATCTAAGCCTACGGCCTCGAGGACTGACAAAGCCCCACAACCGCCGAAACAGTTAATGAGTATGCGCGAGTCTGGTAATTGCTTAATGCTTAGGCTTGGGTCGCCGTCACTATGAGCCGGACACTTCGCCATATAGCGAGAGTCGGTTATGCGTCTCACACCATCGAGGCGCGAGATTAATTGAGTTAAATCAGCCATATTCCCTCTTGTGGTAGTCGGTTGGATTAAATACAATATCTGGGACGGGTAGCGTCCCCTTGCGTTTTTGCGGTGCTAGTCACACCGACCGTCAACCTTAAACCCTCAAAGCCCTTCTATCAAGTGTCATCGAAGACAACCAGAAAAGCCCCAAACAAGCCCCATACAGGACGCAAACGATTACCCTATAGGTTGCCCCTAGTTAACCGCTAAACGTCCTCAGATCGGCTTAAATCGGCCTCATATGACGGGTTTAATTTGAATCTCAGACCTTAGCATAGCCTCGGCGATTTTCTCGCACTCCGCAAACAGTACCTTGCGGCCGAATGCGTAGTAATCACGCTCAACCAATCCGGCAAAGTGTTGGCGGTGGTCTTTAATGTAAAATTCTAGCCCCGCAGCGGCCTCGTCCTTAGTCTGATAGTGTCGGCCTATGGTCTTTTGGCCTCTCGATAGTCTGTACATTTTAACCCTCGCATTTAATATCTGAATTATAGGGAGGCCAACCCGCCCGATCTATTTCTGGCCTTGGGTCATTTTCCCATATAGCGACCATCTCACAATAAGTGGACTCGTCGCGCTCTGCGTCCTGGCGGTCTAAATTTCCCACAAACAGTAGTGCGGCGACCAAGGCCGCCATGCCTAAAAACTCTTTAATCATTTCCTTTCCCTCTAATAATTACGCGACACACTCGGCACGATAGTCTTAAGCGCGGTATAAATATGGTCGTCGTTTAGATATGAATAAAGCTCATCGCAAACGAATTTAGTTAAGCCTGCCCCATATAATAGATCGAAACAGAACCGCCGTTGAAGGTCTTTAGTCTTTTCTGAGCGAGGGAATAACCCTTGCTCATATTCGGCGACTAATTGGCCTTGGTCATTATACTTATCTAAGACTTGGTTAATGCTTGTCTGTAGATGGTCGAAATGCTCTTTTTTGATTTTCATGGGGCAACCCTCTTTAGTCTATTAGATTGAATACTTGCGCGACACTTTGCGGTAAATCAGAAACGGTCGATTCCGTAAACATAAACTGGACATCATCTTGATCGAATACATGGATGGAACAATACTCGCCGCTTAAATCAGCGCTTGCGTCATCGCTAATCATTATTTCGAATCCATGATGGTCTTTAGCCCATGCGGTACAACCCCCGCCCGTTCCAATGACCTTAAACCCTAAACTTTCTAATTGCTTTTCTGTGTTCTTATTCATGGTAAACCCTCTTTAGTCGTTGATTGTGTTATACTTAATGCGAGTACACTATATACCCGTTGCTTTCTGTTCTAACTACAACGGTCGATTCCATAAACATAAACTGTACGTCATCTGCGAAGTCTTCTATGTCGTCACTGTAATCTTGCTGATAGTCCGCCAGAGACTCGTATTCAGTAAAGTCGCCGCATAAGGCTATGACGTCAAACTCCATCTCTTCCCCCGTATTCTCTTCCCACTCCTCTAAGTATTCCCATAAGGCTATTAACCCTTCACGGCTAAAGCTGTTTGGTCTTATAGATTGAAACTGCGCTGCGAATTCGTAAAAGTTAATTGTCTGTTTCATTGTTTTAACCCTCTTTAGTCGTTGATTGTGTTATACTTAGCGGCACTCCCAAAGGTCGCGCATTGCATCGAATAAATCCATCGGGTCGCCTTCCGCATATGCTCGCGCTGATTCGCCCCACCATTGGCCGACAACCTCAATATTGCTGTGGTCATCTATATGAACCCAGATATTTGGGCCGCCAAAGGCTACAAGTATCCGGCCTTCTATCAATTCCCCCTTGCTATTTAATAAGTATCTAAAGTCCAAAGCCCCCTCGAGGTAATCATAAGCACTAATCATGCTTCCCTCTGGATAATCCTCTGTAGCGTCCTCAGCTTCTACCAGAATTCCTTCAGATATTGTTTTGGCTATTTCTTCAACGTGTGCTTTTAAGTCTGTCATTGTCTTTTCTCCTATTGTGGATATACATGATAGTGGCGCTCGCTTTCTATTTCGCGCCTATACTGCTCTTCTTCTTCTCTTTCGTGTTCTTCCTGCTTCGCGAACCATATAGCTTCTAGCTTGCTCTTCTCGTTCTGTGACATGGCCTTGTATAAGGCTTGCAAGTATTCGCTTTGCTCATCGGTAGAGTCTAGGCCGTAAAGGCGGTCTAGCTTAAGGTAGTTTGCTGCTGATGCTTTCATTGTTTCACCCTCTTGTAGTCTATTAAATGCCCCGCCTACTTAACAGCACACAATCCTGTGCGTATCTATTGAGGCGCGAAAACACGCCCGTATAGCATCGCTATGGCTTTTGTGCTTACTAACTATTGCCCCTGTTTGCTCATTCACAACTGAATAAATCCTTTCCGCTGTTTGCTTGTTTGTGCGTAATGTTCTATCTGCTTGCGCCATATCTATCATGTTATTTCCCTTGCTTTGGTGAAAGTGCGTCCATTGTATCTATTGTTTCGACTAATGCAAACATTACTTGAATTTATTTGGTATTACTTTGTTTCAATTTGTGGAATCGTTCTTGCTTCTATATAGCAATAGATGATGGGTATGGGGATGAGGCTATAGGGCTATTGGCTGCCAGACCTGCCCCCACACTTAGCGAATCTCGCCAATAGTTAGCGAATCTCGCCACCTAGCACTGAGCTGATCAAATTTTGACCATAAAGCGAGCGTTCGTTCGATAAAACCCTGGACCGGGTGTGGATTTAGGGGCGGGGAGGGGGACGGCTGTGCGGTAATTATTATAGTAGCCCCCCAGATTTGCAAAAGTAAATTTCAAAAAAGGGCAAAAAATTAACTTTAACATTTCCCTTCAATATCAATGGCTTGTATTTTATTGGTCATTTGCCAGAAAATAGGCGTAAAATACCCTTTAATTGTTTACAGGAGGCTCTATGACGTCCGATAACGAAATAGAGGTAATTACCCCTGACGTCCCAGTAAAACGCAAGAGAGGACGTCCTAGAAAGTCTGAGATTACCCCTCCTAAAAATAGGAAAAGGGGTCGTCCCCCTGGGGACAGAGCGGCGATGATAGAAATGAAGCAGAGGTTCTTGGCTCGAAGAGATACTGATGCGGTAATTAATTCTATCTTTAGGGCTGCGGTAGATGACGACCATAAAAACCAAGCGGCGGCCTGGAAGTTAATTATGGATAGGATTCTTCCTCAAAGTGACTTTGATAAAGACAAGTTAGGTGGCAAGCCTACGGTGAATATAACTATCTCTGGTGTCACTGACGCGCCAGTCATAGGTGAGGTTATAGACCATGAACCTGATTGATCTACTGGTTAAGCATGAGGGATTACGGACTAAACCCTATGAGGATACGACCGGACACTTGAGCATTGGTGTTGGGAGGAACTTGGACTCATTAGGGCTATCTCACGATGAAATCTACTATATGCTCAAGAACGACATCAGAAGGTGTGAGGAAGAGCTTGATAACGCCTTTAGGTGGTACAAGTACCTAGATCAAGTGCGTAAGGATGCCATGGTATCATTATGTTTCAATCTTGGTATTACTAGACTGAGGAAGTTCAAACTAGCTCTTAAGGCTATGGAGACTGACGACTTCGAGGAAGCTGCCGATGAATTCTTGGATTCTCTGTGGGCTACTCAGGTTGGTCAACGTGCCGTAGAGATAACCTACATGATTAGATTTGGAGAATACTATGAAAACTAGACCATTGCCTGTAAAAGGCCAACGCGTTGCAACTAACAAGAAGAACAAAAAGAAGAAGAAGTAATGGCTGATAATACCCCTGAATTTATAGATAGGATTAACAATCCTGAGAAGTATCCTGTTATTAAGAATAAAGATGGCAGTATTTCTACGCATAGAATGGCGGCAGAAGTAGACGAAAGTGGGAATTGGTTTGTATTCCCTACGATTGTTATGCTGCCTTCTGGCGAGTTATATGAGTTCAAAAGCAATCAACAAGCTATGGATTATAACCTTAGAACAGGCAATTACTTGCCTATGAAGGATAAAGACGAAGCTATTGATTACGCCTCAGGCGGCTACAAGAAAGGAACAAAGCTAGAAAAAATGGGTCAGCCTAAAGAATGAACTTAAACATCAGTCTCCTAGAGTGGCAGAAGAAGGTTTGGAACGACCCCACACGTTTCAAGGTGGTTGCTGCGGGTCGCCGGACGGGTAAGTCTCGTCTGGCGGCTTACCTTTTGATTGTCAACGCTCTGAAGTCTGAAAGAGGGCAGGTGTTCTATGTCGCCCCTACTCAGGGTCAGGCTAGGGACATTATGTGGAATCTCCTCTTGGAGATAGGTCAACCCGTCATCGAGTCCTCTCATGTCAATAACATGCAGGTCAAGCTAGTAAATGGGACTACCATTAGCTTGAAAGGTGCGGACAGACCTGAGACTATGCGCGGTGTAAGTCTTAAGTTTCTTGTCTTGGATGAATACGCAGACATGAAGCCCGATGTATGGGAGTTGATTTTAAGACCTGCGTTGACAGACCTGAAAGGAGAAGCCTTATTTATTGGGACACCAATGGGTAGAAATCATTTCTATGAACTCTACAAGCAAGCCAGTTTAGGCACAGACCCCACGTTTAAGGCATGGCACTTTACAAGCTACGACAATGACTTACTAGACGAAAACGAGATTAACTCTGCGAAAGCAGGGATGTCCTCCTATGCCTTCCGTCAGGAATTCATGGCCTCCTTTGAGGCTAGGGGTTCTGAGATGTTCAAAGAGGACTGGATTAAGTTTGACGAGGAAGAGCCGACTACTGGTGACTACTATGTCGCCATTGACCTCGCGGGCTTTGAGGAAGTAGGAAAGAAGACCCGAAACAAGAAACTTGACAACACTGCCATAGCTGTAGTAAAAGTCGGCGAATATGGATGGTGGGTTTGTGATATAATAGCCGGACGTTGGGAGTTGAACGAGACTGCCCAGAAGATATTTCAGGTTGTTAGGGACTACGAACCCGTCTCAGTCGGTATAGAGAAAGGCATAGCCCGTCAGGCTGTGATGTCTCCGCTTACCGATCTTATGAGGAAATATCAGCGTTTCTTCCGTGTTGAGGAATTAACCCACGGAAACAAGAAGAAGACAGACCGTGTGATGTGGGCATTACAGGGTAGGTTTGAGAATGGCATCTGTACCTTAAACAAAGGTGAGTGGAATGTCCAATTCTTAGACGAGATATTTCAATTCCCTGATGCTCTAACACACGATGACATGGTGGACGCACTAGCCTACATAGATCAGTTGGCTACTGTGTCCTACGCGTATGACTTTGAAATTGATGACTACGAAGTCATAGATTCTGTTTCGGGATATTAATATGCTAGAAAGCAACGAAGATCAATTTGGCATAGAAGAGACGCTAGAGTCTTGGGTTATGGAGAAGTGCCGCGAGTGGCGCGACCATTACGAGTCGAACTATGAAAACAAGTTCGATGAATACTACCGTCTATGGCGAGGCATCTTCTCTTCTGAAGATCGTAACAGGGATTCAGAACGCTCGCAGATCATATCCCCTGCCCTTCAACAAGCAGTAGAGTCTTCCGTTGCAGAGATTGAAGAGGCTACCTTTGGTCGTGGCAAGTTCTTTGATATTAAGGATGACGACCAAGAGACAGCAGATGTCGCCTACCTTCGCGACCAACTGACTAAAGACTTTAAGAAGAACAAAGTCCGCAAGGCTGTTGGAGAGTGTTTAATTAACTCCGCTGTCTACGGCACAGGTATTGCCGAGCTAGTCCTTGAGGAGAAAAAGGACATGCGTCCTGCCTCTCGCCCTACAAT